ATGTATCGTACAAAGAAGGGGTGCGCTCTAATACAGCCACCCGTTTAGATATTGACAATACGCCTTCTGCTTACGAGCTTTCTAATATGGGTATTCTTTCAGATAATATTTTTGAGCCTTTAAGGAAGTGGGTAGCAGGACCAATAAAAATAAACTCTTTTTATAGATCTCCAGGATTGAACACCGCTATTGGCGGCAGTAATTCAAGTCAGCATTGTCAAGGACGAGCAATGGATATAGACGATACCTTTGGGCACAAGACAAACGCAGAAATGTTTAATTACATCAAAGAAAACTTAAACTTTGATCAGATCATTTGGGAATTTGGAGATGATAAAAATCCAGATTGGGTACATGTTAGCTATGTGTCAGAATCAGAGAATAGAGGAAGAGCTTTACTTGTTAAGAAAGTAAAAGGAAAGAATACTTATCAAGTTTTATGAGTAAACCAAAGAAAAAATTTGGACAAACAACTGTCGGAAAGCTTCTAAAAGGAGCGGTAGGATTAATTAACCCAACCCTAGGAAGCCTAATTCAAGGAGAGATGTCTGTAGAGCAGGTAGTGTCTTCCATTAAAAATTCTGACGTACCACCTGAAGATAAGATAAAAGCGCAAGAGATGGTCTTAGAAGCCTATCAGGCGGAAGTAGAAGATAGAGCAAGCGCTAGACAAAGAGAGATGGCTGCATTGTCCTCTGGATCAGAAGACATACTATTTAAAACAGTGGGATGGGGAATAACATTGTGTTTTGTAGGTGTTATAGCAGGAGCTATAGGGCTTTGGCAGATACCGGAAGAGTCACAGCGATTATTTGACATGGCCTTTGGTGCGGTAGTCGCTGCATTTACACAAGTCATTGGATATTACTTTGGATCTTCAGTAGGAAGTAAGCAAAAAACAAACTTAATGAACGGTAAAGGTTCTAGCGATTAATCAATCGTGTAGCTGCCTTCAAATAATTTGTATCTTTATCTTTTAATTAAATCAAATTTAATGGATATAAGAAAAATATCTATAGGTCCTGATTATAAGTCTGGAGCTATGCACTACTTAGCCGGTCAAGAGGTTCTAGGGGGGCAATATAAAATTCATTTATTACAACACGACAATACTAATGACTCTTTTAAGATATGGATAGAGCGAGATGATGAGGTTATTTTGTGGAAGGAATTTAAATCTAATATCCCAGTATCGGTTGAATATAATATTAATTTTAAATGAAATCGCCTTTTTATTTTATTGTAAAACCATTACAAGGTAAAAGGTATACAAACACCAAGCAAATTGAAGGCGTTGATTTTGTAACTAGCTCTTCTCAAGAAGATCACAAATTTTCAAATCGGAAGGCAAAAGTTATTGAGACTCCTTTAAAGTACAAGGGTCCTATTAAAGTAGGGGACACTTTGTTGGTACATCATAATGTTTTCAAATTTTATTATGACATGAAAGGAAGGGAGAAAAGTGGTAAAAGTTATTTTAAAGATGATTTATTTTTTGTAGATAATGATCAATTTTTTATGTACAAACAAAAAGGCGTATGGCATAGTCATGATAGATATTGTTTTGTCGAACCTATAGATAAAGAAGAGTCTTTTTTATTTAAACGCTTTAAAGAAGAACCATTAATGGGTAAAATGAAATACTCTAATAAATATTTAATAAGCAAAGGTGTCTTGCCAGGCATGAAGATTAGTTTTAAACCTGATAGTGAATATGAATTTAAAGTAGGAAATCAAAAACTTTATCGAATGTTTGATCATCAAATAATTTTGTTATTATGATAAATTTAATATTAGACAAGGTAATTGAGGATCCGGATCAATATGTAAAAGATATTTTAAAGTTAAAATTTCAAGATGTTCAAGACGGAGATAAACTTTTTAAAGGAATACAGATAAGAAAAGATGATGAGCTTCAGGCTAAAATTGAAAAATCATATCCGGATTATTATGTAACTTATAATTTTGTGAGACAATCTCCATTAAATCAAATTGAACCTAATTTTATACACACTGACGAAATGATGGGCGATAAAACTGTTTTATTGTATTTAAATAAAGAAAATCCGCCAGGAGCTGGAACAACGCTTTATGATTATGATAATCCAATGTGTATGTTTTTTGCAAAATATAATAGGCTTGTTATATTTGATTCTAATATTCCTCATTCAAGAAATATATTTAAAAATTTTGGGACAGGCAACAGTTCTAGGTTGTTGCAGGTAATGTTCTTAAAAAAGAAAGCATGAGTTCAGAACTATTAAAATTACAAATTATAGAAGCTGGTCGAAAGGCAGTAGAGCAACTTATTAAAGTTGCTAAAGAGAACATAATAAAATCTGATCCGGAAGATGAGTTAGCGGCGGATAGATTAAAAAACGCAGCAGCCACAAAAAAGTTAGCTATTTTTGATGCATTTGAAATATTAAATAAAATAGATTTAGAACAAGAAAATATAGACATGGCTGCTAATAAAATTACACCACAAACAAAACAAGGATTTGCTGAACGGAGATCAAAATAGACTGTACTTTTCTTTAAAGGATTATATTCCCAAAAAGGCTATGACTCAAAAAAACAGAGGCAAGACTTGGCTGTATGGATATAATGAAAAATATGATTTAATTATTATTTCTAAATCAGGACAATTAGGGCAAATAATAAATGTAAATGGTTTAATAATTGGGCTACCTCTAGTTGACGAAAATGTATATAAAAAAAATGATAAAAAATCAGAGCAACATTGGGAAAGAAAAATTCTTCCGAAAGAATTAAGTCGTATTTCTTCTATTTTTCAATGGAACGAAATGCCTATAGCCTTTAAAAGTAAATGGGTGGACTACATAGAAAAAGAGTTTGATCAAAGAGAGCTGGGTAGTTGGTTTTACAACAACGGAGTTCCCACTTATATGACGGGATCTCACTATATGTATCTTCAATGGACAAGTATTGATGTTGGATATCCAGATTTCAGGGAAGCCAATCGAATATTCTTTATTTATTGGGAAGCATGCAAGGCAGACAAGAGATGTTTTGGATTAGACTATCTTAAAATAAGAAGATCAGGGTTTTCTTTTATGGGCTCCTCAGAGTGCGTAAACACAGGAACTCTAGCTAAAGACGCAAGGGTTGGAATACTTTCCAAGACTGGATCAGATGCTAAGAAAATGTTTACCGATAAGGTTGTTCCTATTGCCAATAGACTTCCTTTCTTTTTTAAACCCATACAAGATGGTATGGATAAACCTAAAACAGAATTAGCTTTTAGAATCCCAGCGTCTAAGATTACCAAAAAAAATATGTATGATACAGTAGACGACGAGCTGTATGGTTTAGACACAACTATTGACTGGAAGAATACAGATGAAAACTCTTATGATGGTGAAAAGTTATTACTATTAGTTCATGATGAAAGCGGTAAATGGATAAAACCTAATAATATATTAAACAACTGGAGGGTAACAAAGACTTGCTTAAGGTTAGGAAGTAAAATAATTGGAAAGTGCATGATGGGGTCTACGTCAAATGCATTAAGCAAAGGAGGCGCAAACTTTAAAAAGTTGTTTGAAGATTCAGATCTTTCTACTAGAAACACTAATGGTCAAACTAAAAGCGGAATGTATTCTTTATTTATACCTATGGAATGGAACATGGAAGGTTTTATTGATAAGCATGGATGGCCAGTTTTTTATAAACCAGAAGTTCCGGTTATGGGGGTTGATAAAGAGTATATTATAAATGGCGCTATTGACTATTGGCAAGCAGAAGTAGACTCTTTAAAAAAAGACCCAGATGCATTAAATGAATTTTATAGACAATTTCCACGAACACAATCTCATGCGTTCAGAGATGAAAGTAAATCTTCTCTTTTCAACTTAACTAAGATATATCAGCAAATTGATTATAATGATTCTTTGATTACTGAACATCACGTGACTAGAGGGAAGTTTTATTGGAAAGATGGAATAAAAGACTCTATGGTAATTTTTACTCCTGATCCAAAAGGAAGGTTTAATGTTTCATGGATGCCTAATAAAAATATTACAAACATACACTCTGTAAAAAATGGAGTTAAATATCCGCTTAATGAACATGTAGGTGCTTTTGGGTGTGATTCTTATGATATATCAGGCACAGTAGGAGGAAGAGGTTCTAATGGGGCGCTTCATGGATTAACAAAATACAGCATGGAAGAAGCTCCTAGTAATGAGTTTTTTTTAGAATATGTTGCAAGGCCTCAAACAGCGGAAATATTTTTTGAGGAAGTATTGATGGCTTGTGTGTTTTTTAGTATGCCAATACTAATTGAGAATAACAAACCTAGGTTGTTGTATCATTTTAAGAATAGGGGGTATCGAGGATATTGCATGAATAGACCGGATAAGCATTTTAACAAGTTATCTAAAACAGAAAAAGAGCTTGGTGGAATACCTAACACTTCTGAGGATGTTAAGCAGTCTCATGCTGCAGCAATAGAGTCTTATATAGAAAAACACGTAGGTATTGAGCTTGATAATGCCAACAGGGATATGACAGAAATGGGAAGCATGTATTTTACTAGGACTCTTGAAGAATGGTCTAGATTTGATATTAACAATAGAACTCAATACGACGCTAGTATTAGTTCGGGCTTAGCAATAATGGCAAATCAAAAATCCCTATATTTACCTATAGAAAAACAATCGAAAATAAGTATTAACTTTGCTAAATATACTAATAGTGGAAATTATAGCGAATTAATTAGATGAAAGAAGTTAAAATAAACATTTCATCTGTAGGTTTTCCGAGTCAATTTTCTTCGGACGCTGAAAAAGCGACTGATGAATTTGGTCTACAGATAGGACAAGCAATACAATACGAATGGTTTAGAAAGGATTCAAATGGCTGTAGATATTATAGCCAATGGAGAGATTTTAACAGATTAAGACTATATGCTAGAGGGGAGCAATCTGTTGCCAAATATAAAAACGAACTTTCAATAGACGGTGACTTATCTTATTTAAATCTAGACTGGACGCCAGTTCCTATTTTACCTAAATTTGTTGACGTTGTAGTGAACGGGATGTCGGAAAGAATCTTTAAAGTAAAGGCCTATGCACAAGACGCATTATCTCAGGCTAAAAGAAGTAAATATCAAGAGATGATAGAGGGTCAAATGGCAGCTAAAGAACCCCTTCAGACTCTTCAAGAAGCAACGGGAGTAAATCCTTTTACAATGAATCCTGATGATTTACCTTCTTCTGACGAAGAACTTTCTTTATACATGAACCTTAATTATAAGCCGGCTATTGAGATTGCAGAAGAAGAGGCAATTGATACTATGTTTGCTGAAAATCATTATGAAGACACTCGTAAAAGAATTGATTACGATCAGATGGTTGTTGGAATCGGAGTTGCAAAGCACGAATTTCTTCCAGGAGCAGGAGTAAAAGTTTCCTATGTTGACCCTGCTAATATCGTTTATAGTTATACCGAAGACCCTCACTTTAAAGACTGCTTTTATTGGGGAGAGATCAAGACGGTTGCTATGACTGAGCTTGTAAAGATTGATACGTCTTTGAGTAAAGAGGATATGGAAAAAATATCTAAGTATAGTCAAAGTTGGTACGATTATTATAATACGGCTCAGTATTATGAAAATGATATATTTTATAGAGACACATGTACATTGATGTATTTTAATTATAAGTCTACCAAAAAAATAGTATACAAGAAAAAAATATCCGAAACAGGGGCCACAAAAATGATTGAGAAAGATGATACTTTCAATCCGCCAGAAGAAATGCTAGAAGAAGGAAACTTCGAGAAAATAGAAAAGACTATAGATGTATGGTATGATGGCGTTATGGTTATGGGAACAGATATAATTTTAAAATGGAGTCTGGCTGAAAACATGGTTAGACCAAAGTCTGCATCACAACACGCAATACCTAATTATGTAGCATGTGCGCCAAGAATGTATAAGGGAGTTATAGAGTCTTTAGTTAGACGAATGATTCCGTTTGCCGATCTTATTCAGATAACGCATTTAAAACTACAGCAAGTTATTGCAAAAGTTGTTCCAGATGGTGTGTATATAGATGCCGATGGATTAAATGAGGTTGATCTTGGAACGGGAGCAGCTTATAACCCTGAAGATGCTTTACGTATGTATTTTCAAACAGGAAGTGTTATTGGGCGGAGTTATACTCAAGATGGAGATTATAATCAAGGTAAGATTCCAATTAAAGAATTAACCTCTAATTCAGGGGCTTCTAAAACTCAAATGTTAATTACAAACTATAACCATTACCTTGACATGATACGATCCGTAACTGGATTAAATGAAGCCAGGGATGGGACCACTCCAAACCCCGATGCCTTAGTTGGTGTTCAAAAATTAGCATCTTTAAGCTCTAATACAGCTACCCGCCATATATTAGACGGGAGTCTTTACATATATCGTAGTTTAGCCGAAGCGTTAACATATAGGGTAGCTGATATTTTGGAGTACGCAGACTTTAAAGATGATTTTATAAATAAAATAGGAAAATTTAACGTAAGTATATTGGGGGAGATTTCAGATTTATATATATATGACTTCGGTATTTTTATTGAGCTATCTCCAGACGAAGAACAAAAAGCATTATTAGAGCAAAACATTCAAATGGCGTTATCTAAGCAAGACATTAACTTAGAAGATGCTATTGATATTAGAGAAATAAAAAATCTTAAACTAGCAAATCAGTTATTAAAAGTAAAACGTAAAGCTAAGCAAGAACAAGATGAGCAGAGGGATATGCAAAAGCAAGCTATGATGTCACAACAACAATTAAAGTCGCAAGAAATGGCGGGACAAGTGGCCATGCAGAAGATTAATTTAGAAACTGAAGCTAAATTAAAATACAAGCAAGGCGAGATGCAAATGGAAATTGAACGCAGTAAAGCAGAAGCTCAGCTTAAAGCTCAACTTATGCAGCAAGAGTTTAGTTATAATATGCAATTGCAGGGTATAACAGAGTCTCAGCTTTCAGGAAGAGAAACGGCAAGAGAGGAAGGTAAAAGTAATAGAATCAGTCAGCAAAACACAGAACAGTCTAAATTAATATCTCAACGGAAGAATAATTTGCCTCCTCAAAATTTTGAGTCTAATGAAGATTCTTTAGATGGTTTTGATTTGGCCGAGTTCAACCCAAGATAGCAAAAAGCATATTATATTTTTGCGTAAATTTGTAATAACTCAAATCTAATCAAATGGAAATCAAAGTAAAAGAAGTAACAGATGTTGTGGAAAAGTCAAAACAGGAAATTGAAAAAAATCTGTTAGACAAACATGAGGAGAAGCAAGAGCAAGAAAGTGAAGACAAAGATTCTCAACAGAAAATTGTTTTTAAAGAAGTTGATTCGCAAGAAGGAGAGGATAAAGAAAAAGAAGGAGTAGAAAATATAGATGCGCAAGTATCTGAGCCTGAAGAAGTAAAAGCTTCTGAATTAACAGAGGAAGAAGTTCTTTCATTTATTGGAAAAAGATGGGGAGAGTCGGTAGATTCTTTAGAAGAATTAAAGTCTAGACGAGAAGAGGCAGAGCCTTTATCAGAAGACGTCGCCGCTTTCCTAAAGTATAAAAAAGAAACAGGAAGAGGGATAGAAGATTATGTAAAATTACAAAGAGATTTTTCATCCATGAACCCTGACTCTTTGCTAAAAGAGTATTTAACTGCAACCGAAGAAGGATTAGACCCAGAAGATATTGAGTCTATAATGGAGGACTATGATGTTGATGAGGAAATAATGGAGCCTGCAGAAATTAAAAAATTAAAATTAGCAAAGAAAAAAATTATTGCCAAAGCAAAAAAGTTCTTTAGGGAACAGCAGGAATTATACAAACAGCCTCTTGAGTCAAGAGAAAGTTCAGCTACTGCTACCCAGGAAATAGAAGCATATAGGCAATATGTGAATACCGCAAAGACCCAACAGGAAGAAGCTAGTCGCCAAAGAGACTGGTTTAGTAAAAAAACTAATGAGGTATTTGGCTCTGAATTTAAAGGTTTTAAGTTTAATCTAAATGACAATGAAGTAGTTTTTACTCCTGGGAGTTCTGCAGATTTAAGAAAAGCTCAAGACACGCCATTAAATTTTGCTAAAAAATTTATGGATGACAAAGGACTTTTAGTAGATCCTGTAGGATACCACAGGTCATTAGCGATTGCAATGAATCCTGAAAAGTTTGCTCAGTTCTTTTATGAACAAGGACAAGCCACAGCAACGGAAAATGTTATACGTAAGACTAAAAATATAAATATGAGTGAACGTACAGCTCCAGAAGTTTCTACAAAAGGAGGATTTCAAGTTAAATCAGTTTCTCAACCATCAAGTAGAGGGTTGCGAATTAAAAGTATAAAACGAACTTAATATAAATTAAAAATAAAATTATGGCTGGACAAGTTAATATAACCCCAACTTTTGCGTTGACTCCGAGTTCCGAAAGAACTCCGACAACCGAAAACTACATAACTAACTTTGATTTTTTGAATCAGTATCTACCGGATACTTACGAAAAAGAATTTGAGCGTTATGGAAATAGAACAATCTCTTCATTCCTCCGTATGGTAGGTGCTGAGATGCCTACTAATTCTGACCTTATCAAATGGGCAGAACAAGGAAGATTACATACTAAATATACTGCTGTAGGAACTGCAGCTGTTGCTGGAGTAGGAAACCCAACGTTTCAAGTAAACGATGTAATAGATCCTGTGACTGCTAATCAAGTGGTAAGAATTGGACAAACTGTTGCTATTGTGCAAAACGGTGGTGGTGGAATGAATAAAGCAGTTGTAACGGCTGTGGCGAATGGAGCCGGTGGCGCAGGACAGTTTACTGTTGCATGTTACGAGGCAACAGGACTAATCGCTTCAGGAACAGGAGTAGGAAACTCTGATGTTACAATCTTTATTTATGGATCTGAATTTAGAAAAGGAACTGCTGGAATGGCAGGCTCTCTTGAGGCTAATGACTTTATTTTTTCGAACAAGCCAATTATCTTAAAAGATACTTACACAGTATCTGGATCAGATATGGCACAAATTGGATGGGTAGAGATTACTACTGAAGATGGTGGAACCGGATACCTATGGTACCTAAAGTCTGAGCATGAAACAAGACTACGTTTTGATGACTACTTAGAAACTGCAATGATAGAAGCTGTACCTGCTGAAACAGGATCAACTGCTGCAACTGCAATAGGAGATGGAGGAGCAGCACCAAACGGTGGTGGATCCGATGGTATTTTTTATGTTGTACAACAAAGAGGTAATGTATGGGATGGTGGAAATCCTTCCGTATTGGCTGATTTTGATAATGTAATTAGTAGGCTAGATAAGCAAGGGGCAATTGAAGAAAACGTATTATTCGTTGATCGTCAATTTGCTTTTGATATTGATGATATGTTAG